ATAAATATATTTATATATTTATTTCTCTTTATACTCTTTAGTCATATAGGGTTGTATAGTATATATTGGGTTACAAATAATAGTAAACTATTAATACTATTGGGATTACTTATAAACGTATACTAAGTGTTATAACAACCCCTCCTACCTCCCCATAACGTAAAAAATATTCAAAAGTTGCATAATTTACAAAAATTTTTAATTTTTTGCAACCTTTTGGGTATTTCTTTCGTTGTACGGTCAAAACGACATAAAATTTCAATAAAATGGATAAAAATTTGAAAGTTATTAAGAATTTCGATCAGATGGAGGTTGGAGATATTTACAATCTCTCTGACGACAACAAGACTTATGTTTGTGAAATCAACAATGCTGACTCGTACATAGATGCTCGATCTGGAGCTACAATGAAGTCCAATAGTTCTTACAAACATGAAATATCTTCGGCATATGCTGACAAACTGATAGAGCTCGGATATCTCGCTCCTATTACAAAAAAGACAGACGATGTAGAATACAAGAACGTATTCGAAGAGATGAAGAATCTTCAGGAAGGATATATCGAAGATTTGAAGAATCTTGATGAAAATTATAAAGATCAACCGGCTTGCGTTAAAATTGAAGCCGAGACTGTTCTTACAAACATGATTAAACTTATAGATCATTTACTTTCACTTAAAAAGTAACAAATTATGGGAAATTCACCAAGTGTAAATCCTAGAAATGGAATACCTGTAGACGTGATAGAAGACGTCAATGGATTGAATCTTGAGGACACTAAGAAACTTGCACAGAGTATTGAGAAAGGAATTCATTACGAATTTGCAAAGGAATTCTTAGTTAAACCGCTTCCGAAAAAGAAGGTTACCAAGAAATTTGTAATACCTGTAGAATCTAAAGACCAGAAAGGAAAAGATTCAAATGGTGTAGATGCTGTAGATTACGAAACTACTGAAGAAACAAAAGAAGTCGATTCTGTATACAGTGAAGGTGTGGTATTAAAACTTCCGAAACAGTATATTGCACAAGCGTCCGACGATCTTCAAGGAAAATATAACATAAATATTGAAGTTGGAGATGTGATAGTGTATTCAAATGAAGGACGATATTTCGACTTGTTCAAAGATTCTAAACTCGTGAATATGTACGACATTGTAGCAGTTAAACGATGAACAATTTTGATAAACTTTGTAGTATAACAGCAAAACAGTTACAAGAAGATCGAGATTTAGTACATAAAATAGCAATGTTTCAATTTAAGCAAATTGTAGAATCTATGAAAAATATAGACGACACGAGAGACATCTTGATAAACAGATTGTTTAAGTTTAAATTGAAAACTAGATACAAAAATAACAAATCTTTAAAATATACAGCACATGGAAAATAAACCGATTGCATTTTTCTTCGGCTCGGAAATAAAGAAGTTAGATATTAGTAGCCAGACAATATCTCCAGTTGATCAAATGGAGGTTTCTGTAAATAGAGTATACATGGTAAACGAACCCGTAATGTTGTTGGGTGGAGATAAAGATAAAACTGAAAATCTGAGTTTAAATCAACATGATCTGTTTATAACATTACAACGTTATAATCACGATTCGGGTGATTGGGAATATTATAGAATACCTATACATTCTGAAGAGTTGGTAGAACTTTTGACAACATGGAAAAAGGAATACGAAGAGAGTAAAAATGATAAAATCAAGTGTTCTGGTGATTGTGAATGTTATACCCAAAGCGTGTAATTTATTTTAAATACAGTTTAATTATGAAAAAGACAGGAACAGAATTTAAAATTGTTGTAAACGCAACAGACATAAAGGAGGCGATGGATGTATATTATGCATTTGCATTGGCTAAATTTGATAAATATCTCACACCGGCAGAACGCAAGTTGATTGCCGAACAGTCTGTAAACGAGTATTTCCAAAATCTTTATGATTATTGTGAGAGTGTGGAATGCGACAGATGTGAGATCGAAGGTCTTGATGGTACTATAAAAATTAGTACTAAAAAGCCAAACATATTTAAACGTGTTTGGAATAAACTCTTCAAGAGGTCGTCAAAGTAATTTGACTCCCTTACGTGGAGGGTTTATATCCACGTGTTAATCTCCTCTGATGTAATGGTAGCATAAGTGGCTCTATTTAGTTGGACCTCTATTTGGAAACATTTAGATGCGCATTCCCCTAACAAACCGAAGCCTCGTAAATGGCGACATTTACTTTGGTGAGGGCTCACTAAACAAAATGGCGTAGAGACTATACAGGGAACACCTAAACGAAAGCATGGTGATGAAATAGTCCAGACTACAACGTCTCACGTAGACGGATTGTGTAAAAGCAATAGTAGTACAAACCCACTGCGTCTGGGTTCGAATCCTAGGGGGAGGACATAGGAAGCTCTACAATACTAGTCTGACGGAGCAACGTAACTCCACATGGCTTATGTCGCATGTGTTCTAAGCGTATCTTAGATTGAGATAAGGTGGTACTCAGAGTTATATCATCTATGCGCAGCACAAACTGCGCAATGCGAATATAGCACAACGGTTAGTGCGTCAGTCTTCCAAACTGAAAATACCAGTTCGATTCTGGTTATTCGCTCAAAATATTATATCGCGGAGTGGAGCAGAGGTAGCTTGTGAGGCCCATAACCTCAAGGTCGGTGGTTCGAATCCACCCTTCGCAACTAAAAGGTAATTTAAAAAAATAAATCTCATGAGTATACAATTAATGCCTAAATTAGAACGTAAAGCTGTAGCTCAGGTAAAGCCTAAACAGAAAAATACACAGTCTGTATAGACTACAAACGCTTTACCTCAGTTCGTACAGTTTATATGTCAATTGGAAGGCTGGAAAACAAAATGTAAAAATCTACATTGGGCAGCCGATAAAAACAATATACACGTACGATTGGATGAATTCTTAAAGGTACTTTCAGATTATCAAGATACTGTTGCTGAAGGTATTATGGGTGCACTTTGTACACATCTCGGACCTAACGATGTTAAAGGAGATCCTGGTACAATAACATGCCCTATGGAATTTATTTGTGACGTACAAAAGAAATCATTAGAGTTTTATACAACTATTCCAGAAGAGCCTTTATATGCCGGATTGAAATCAGAGCATGAAACATTTATTCAGGCAGTTAATAAGTACAGCTATTTATTTTCACTTACAGATTGTAAAAATAAAAAATGAAAGAAATTTGGAAAACGATAGTAGGTTATGAAAATTATTAGGTGAGTAATTTAGGTAGAGTTAGAAGTTTGAGACATAATAACATATATTATTTAAATCCGATGCGTAGAGGATACGATGGACAAAAATATGAATGTGTCAGACTATTTAATGAATATGGATATAAAAATTTTTCAGTGCATAGACTTGTAGCATCTTATTTTATACCAAATCCTAATAATTATCCTATAATCAATCATAAAGATGAAAATAAATTAAATAATCGTGCAGACAATCTTGAATGGTGTACTTATGAATATAATATGAGATACAATGGTCTTTCTAAAAGAAAGGGTGAAAAACTTAAAAATAGAAAAGATCAATCTAAGCCCATAGAAATGTACACAATTAGTGGAGAATTAATAAAAATATTTCCCTCCATTAGAGAGGCTGCAAGATTTATACATAAAGAAAACAATGTGTCATATATATCCAGATGTTGCAATCAGTATAATAAAGATGGAAGTCCAAAAATAAGATATGGATACGTATGGAAATGGAAAGAATAATCTCTTTAGTCTTTGTATGTGTAAAGAATAGGAGTAATAAATTATGGAATTTTTCTTTATCTTCGGAGCATTATGTTGGGCAATGTCTACAATAATGGCTCCTAAAATGAAATGGGAAGTCGACCCCGAATCTTGTGAAGATATTAAAAAACAAGAAAAAGATATTAAAAACAACAAACTGTACTATCACATATTTAATCATGGTGGAGTCGGTTTAATGCTTGCTTCTGGTATAGCAATGATGTTTTGAGTATGATGGTTCGACTCCAAAATACTTACAATTATGATAATTTTGAGAAATAATCTAATCCCATTTAAAGGATATAAAATATTCAATTTTTTGGGATTGATATTATTTGTTAGAAAAGATGCGGGTGATATTACAAAAGAGAATATAAATCACGAAAAGATTCATTCTGCACAAATGTTAGAAACATTGTGGATAGGATTTTATCTTTGGTATATTATAGAATATATTATGATTCTATTATCAAACAAATACAAAAAACAAAGCGATAAATATCACGATGTATCTTTTGAAGAGGAAGCTCACAATCACGACAAAGATTTCGAATATTTAAAACATCGAAAACATTATGCGTGGTTGAAATATATAAAAATAGGAAGTTTTAAAAATAATTAAACACATGGAAATTAAATTTAAAAAGTTACATGAAAAGGCAGTCGCGCCCGCTAAACAGCATGTGTCGGACGCTGGATTCGATCTTACTTGTGTTGCAGTATCTACTGTACGTAACGAATGTGGACAGGTGTTGCTCGTATATCATACAGGTCTCGCAATAGAGATTCCTGATGGTTACGTCGGTTTTATAATGCCTCGTTCATCTGTATATAAGAAATCTTTGATTCAGAGTAATTGTATTGGTGTGTTGGACGCTAAAATTTATTTATAATAACATACCAATCGATGCAACCTACTCCATTAGTTTTTACGTTATCAAAATAAAAACTATGTATATAACTAAAATATGTAAAATTTGTGGAAAAGAATTTAAAGTACCACACTGGCGTGAAAATGCTAAATATTGTAGCACTGAATGTCAAAATAAATCTTTACACGGGGAATTAAATTGTAAATGTGAGGTTTGTGGAAAATTAATGCATCGTAAACCGAGCTGGATAAAAAAATATAAACACATTACATGTTCTAAAGAATGTTTGAGTAAATTAAAAAGTGTTTTATATGCAGGCGAAAATAATCACCAGTACGGTTTAAGAGGAGAAAAGAACTCGTCGTTTAAAGGACCAGAAATAATAAGAAAGAATAATAATCTATTTGACATATTTGTGTACGATCCCTCGCATCCTCATGCGGATAAAACAGGGCGAGTTTCAAAACATAGATTGATTGTAGAACAAAATTATAAATTATTCGATCCTAAATATTTTGAAACAATAGATGGGCGAGTTGTATTAAAAAGAACTTCTCAAGTACATCATATAGATGAAAATCACAACAACAACGACATAAATAATTTAATGCCTGTAACAAGATCTGAACATACAAAAATACATAATGGAGAAAAGGTAATAATAAGAGATAATATCTCTGGAAGAATAATTGGTGTCCTTAAACGGGGTGAATTGCTGGAAAAGCCTGAAGAGGTCAATCAGCAGCCAAGCTCGAATAGTAATATTCTTGAAGGTTCAGAGACTAGTGATCGAGTCCGCAATACGGACAGTAATATCACCACGAGTGCCCTGCATTCTGAAATGAATGAAGATATAGTCCGACCTACCGATATAACAAATGAAACGGTAGATTTACAGAATAAAGAGTCTGTAAGATAACAATATGAATTATAGAGGTGAGGTAATGGTTATTATGCGTAATACAACCGACGTAATACCTGCAATATACAAAGAGGGTGATAGATTTGCTCAGTTGGTTATTGTAAAACTTCCAACGGTTGACGGATTTGTAGAAGCCGAAGAGCTTAGTGAAACTGAACGTGGTATCGACGGATTCGGTTCTACAGATGAAAAACCTGAGAAGAAAGAAGAAAACGAAAACATAGATATTAAGGTTAGCGCAGACAAGGCTACAGATAACTCTAACGAAGCTTCGGTCGATTCTTCAGTTGAAGAATCTGCAGAGTAATCAGTCCTCAAATGGTCCAGCGGTGCACTAGCGATATGCGATGATGTGTGAAACAGTCTTTAAGCCGGAACTGAGACTGTAAAATAAGGGAGTAGCCAGTTGGTTACCCCCTTATTGTGTATATACACTTTAAACAATTTAATCATGATTACACCAACAGATTTTAGTCAAAATGTACATATCGGCAGTATCGCTGGTAAATTGTATTAGCATACTCACGATGAATCTGTACATGTTACGCAAAAAGAAAAAGAACTATTGAATAGTCTCAGTTCGTCAGATTCTACAAATACAATGTCTGACGGAAATACGACTTTAGAAGATATACAAACTCAGCTTAATAATAAAGCAAATATTTCAGATATTCCTACAAAAGTATCGTAGTTAGAAAATGATATGAATTTTCTAACGGAGATTCCAGATTACTATGTTACAGAATCTGAATTGGAGCTAAAACTTAGTTTGATTTAGGATCCCCCTACAAAACTTTCACAATTGCAGAACGATACAAATTTTGTAACAGAAGAGAAAGTTAGAGAAATCGTAGATGAAACAGAAACCCAGGATGTAGAAAATTACAAGCTGATAAACAGTATTGATTTTTCAGAATTGGATAGCTTGGGAAATACAAATTAGGTACAGGTAGATAGACCTAAGTATTATGTAGTAACTACAAACGTTAGTCGTGGTACTGTGGTAATAGGAACATTGAAAATGTTTACAGACGATTCACTGCATGTATTAGTGCAAATATTAGACACGCAGTATATTATAAGTGGAGACGGAGATTTGACTTTGGGATCCCATAGAGATAATTAGGTATATACTTACGTACGTATGTTTAATTTCAATGCTCCAGGACTTCCAGACCAGTCTCCTTTTACATGGACAAAATGGAGATTGAAAGATTTTTATCCAGGTCAAGTCGCATTTATGGGTATAGCTAATTCTTCAACAACTCCTGTTACAGATGTCTTACAAGACAGACCGGTTTGTTATATAGCTTGCACTTCTGGAACGTATACGAACTTTAATAATATTACATTAGCGTCTGGAGAAACAGCTCTGCTTATAGGTCAATGGGCTGTTGGTGGAGAAGTTTCGTGGACTAAGACAACTATAGCATAGTCTTGATATGTTTGATATAAAAGGAGATAAAATAGTATTTAGTACGCAAGATTTAGCAATACCTCCTTTTAAGGAATTCTACAATAACGCTAAAGATAAAAATTTAGCTAAAAAGCAATTAGAATACGTGATATGGAGATACAAATGGAATACTCCATATGAAGCGTATCCTGAAAGCGAAAGAAGCGAACGTGTTGCTTTAGATGTGTTTGGTACTAACTACGAACCTGATGCGTCTGTAAAAGAGCTTATAAAGCGATTTAACGAGTTTTAGGAGACTCCTAGTACAAGACTACTAGGAGCTTCACAGAACGCAGCAGAGGGCCTTATATAGGCGTTAAATGAGTATTCTACTGGCGAGATGGATATAGATACAGCAATTAAAGTTACTCGCATTCTTAAAGATGTAGGTAACATAGTGAAGTCGTTGGATATAGCCATGAAACAAGCCAAGGCAGAACAATTAGATTCCGGTAAAGTAAAGGGTGGTGGTACAATCGGTCTTTATGAAATGCCGAAGTAGTCTTTAAAAGATTAATAACATATGGTAGACTTTAATTAGAAATTTCATAATACAGATAAGTTTAGACAAGCAGCTCTTCATTTCTTAAAATACGGAACATATACAGATGCTCCGCGTGGTACATCAGATTATATTAAATATTGGGATGAAGAGACTAGGCGTTGTTTGGATGGATATACTGCAGAAGATGGGGAATACATAACTGGCTACCATTACTTCTATTTGAATTATTCCCCAATATACACCGTAAAGGTAAAAGATTATATTGATAGATACGGAGTAAAAAGACAAAGACGAGAACGCTCGTTCGGATTTCCTTCATTCTGGGATTACGATGCGTATTATTTCTATGGAATAGAAGATGCAGAACTTGTAGGACAGCACATGGCGGTGATGAAGGCACGAAAAAAAGGATACTCGTTCAAAGGCGCGTCAATGCTTGTACGTAATTATGAATTTATACCAGGTTCTAAAAACTTTGCGATAGCTTCTGAGTAGAAGTTCTTAATTGGAGACGGTCTTTTAACTAAGGCCTGGTAGATTATGGATTTCGTAGATAAGAATACAGCATGGGCTAAACAAAGGCTCAAGTCTACGGCTATGGAGCGTACATCCGGATTTAAAGTAAAAGATGAGTTTGGTAAAGAAACCGAACAGGGTTATCAGTCAAGTATAATCGGAATTACTTTGAAAAATGATCCAGAACGTATTCGTGGTACTCGTGGCAAGTTGTTCTTATGGGAGGAAGCAGGTAAATTTGAGAATCTACAAGAAGCGTGGTCCATTGCCCGTGCATCTCTTGAGTTGGATGACGGTACAACATTTGGCGCTATGCAAATTATGTACGGTACCGGAGGTACTGAAGGCGCAGCATTCGATGGTTTGAAAGATGCGTTCTATCATCCGAGTTCTTACAATATCTACGAATTCCCGAATATATGGGACGAAGACGTAGATGAAAATTCAAAGTGTGCATTTTTTGTACCGCAATGGGCTAACATGGAGGGTTTTGATGAAGATGGAAATCAAAAGTACATGGACAAGGATGGAAACTCTCTACGTGATATAGCCGTACGCGAATGTGTTAAACAACGTAAAATAGTACAAGAAGGTAAAGGTGATCAACAACTACTCGATAGATATGTAGCTGAGCGTCCATTAACTCCTGCAGAAGCAATGCTTGAATTAGGTGGTAATATATTTCCACGTAAGTTATTACTCAATCAACTAAGTAAATTACGTACCAATACTAAACTACAGAGTATGAAGCATGTAGTAGACTTACGATGGGACGGTAATGGAGGAGTTGAAGCTGTAGAAAAGAAGTCTGGAGATATTACAACATATCCATTGAAGAACGGAGAAAAACCAGAAGGATCTATAGTAATATGGGAGTACCCAATTAAAGATCCTCCATTTGGATTATATATAGCTGGTAACGACCCTAAGTTGGGGCATCGAAAGATGAAAATCGGGTAAAAACGGTGAAGGTCTAGAACAGAAAACACCGTGCTAATCATATTGATTACGAAAGGCAATATGACAGTGTAACGCATAGGAGATGAATAAATATAATTCTCCCACGAGTGCCCGACACGAAAGTGATGATATATGCTGAACTATGTAGGGATACATAGAAGTAAAGATAAAAAGCTTTACGATAACAAATTGTACGACCAGAATGAATCCGGAACTAACTCTTTAGGCTCTACGATCATATTTAAGCGATTTAAAGCTGGAGAAGCATGGACTGATGTAATAGTGGCTGAATATTCAGGCAGACCTAATACGGCAGATGAATACTATGAGAACGTACGTAAATTACTCACGTTCTACAACGCTCGTTGTTTATACGAAAATGAGAAACTTGGTATTTATCAATATTTTGTAAACAAACACTGCGACTACTTACTTGCGGATCAACCTGATAAAGTAATAGCGCAAATATTTAGAGATTCAAAAGTGAATCGTAAAAAAGGATGTCACATGACTAAACAGGTTCGACAGTATGCCGAAGAGAAGATAAATGAATGGCTTAGAGAAGAATACGAACCAGGACATCCTAACTTAGAAAGAATATATAGTGAACCATTGCTAGAAGAGCTTATAATGAATAATGGGGAACGAAATGTAGACCGTGTAATAGCTCTATGCATGGTTATGATATATAGAGAAGAGCTTTACCAAGTTAAGGTACAAGCTAATAAAGATGAAAATAAACAGGTACAATTATTTGATATGCCGTTATTCGGTAATCAATGGTGGAGTGAACCCTCACAAGAAATTGATGTACCAACATACACATTTTAAATATGATAGAAGATAGTTTGTATCATTCGAGGTTCCCCTAGCAAAAACTACCGCTATCGAAAAAGAACAAAAAATGGCAAGAAGATTGTGTAAATTTTATAATAGGCGAAGGCAATATAGTCTCCGGGGGACAGACATATAGTGCATTTGGTGAGTTATAGACCTATTATAATTTATACAATAGTATCTTCGACGAAAAAGACTTTAAGAAGATTACAAATCCTTTTAAAGTAGAAGATGGTTTTCCTGCTACACCTTAGGATTTCAATATTATAAGACCTAAAATTGATCTATTGATCGGAGAAGAAACTAAACGACCGTTAAACTTTAGAGTTGTGCGAACATCACAAGAAGCGACATCTCAGTTAATGGAGACTTAGAAACAAATGTTGTTACAATACGTTTAGGCAGAATTGCTATCACAGCTTAGTCCGGAAGATCAAGCTAACTTCCAGGAGCAACTTGCAAACGGAGAAATAATGCCTCCAGAACAAATTGCTAAATATATGGACAAAGATTATAAGGATGTAGTAGAAAACACTGCTTATCATACATTGACCTATCTACGTGAAAAATTAGGCCTAGATAACGAATTTATCAAGGGTTGGAAAGATGGTCTAATTGGAGGTAGGGAAATATATTATGTAGGTATACTTAACTCTGAACCATACCTAGAACGAGTTAATCCTATGTATTTTTCATTCGACAAAAGTCCAGATCTCGAATTTATAGAAGATGGAGCTTGGTGTTGTAGAAGAATGCGTATGCCTATACAAGAGGTGTATGATAGATATTATGACAAACTCACCGAAAAAGATTTAAATAAATTACAAGAAATGGTTAACGCTGTACCTGCAACAAATCTTGGAGAACACAACCCTGTAGATAATTTTAAAGGTATACAATTCCATTTCTACGACAATCCGTTATATGATGAAAAAAGTAACCACTGTGTCAACGTCTGGCACTGTTGTTGGAAATCCTTCAAAAAAATCTATTATGTGACTACATAGGATGACGAAGGTCAATTGTAGGTCGATATTGTAGATGAAACTTACAAACCGGTAGGTACAGAAATAAGTGTTGAGCCCGATTGGATTGTAGAAGTATGGGAAGGTTACCGTTGTGGTAACGATCTCTTCTTTGGTATACAACCTATTGAATATCAACATGTAAGTATAGATAATCCAAATAGTTAGAAACTACCTTATTGTGGAGCAGTATATAGTGCTACAAATAGTAAACCACGATCACTTGTAAGTATCTTAAAACCCCTTTAGTATATGTACATAGTATTGTGGTATAGACTTGAGTTAGCTATCGCACGTGATAAGGGTAAGGTTATAACTATGGATGTTACGCAAATACCTAAATCAATGGGTATTACTGTAGACAGGTGGATGCATTACTTATCTTCTGTTGGTGTAAACTTTGTCAATCCGTATGA